GACGCGTACAAAACTACGCGGCTGTCCAGACCCTTACCGACGCCGAAGTGCAGACGGGTGACACGGTCACGGTTGCAGCTGTAGCCCTTGCTGGTTTCAACGCCACAGCCACAGTTGTCTCAACCGAACCGTATTACCTAGATGGTGTTGACGACGAGGGTTATTTAGTTTTTGACTATGACATCCCGCGCGCTAATCAGATCATCTATGTAAACAGCGGTGCCGATGTTGCTTATGAGGCCGAGTCCGGGACATTGACGTATACACAGTCGGTGTCTTGGATTGTGGCTGCAGACGTGACTTCGTGGCTGGGTATTGACGTGGCTACGGCTAACGACACAGCGTTCGTGACGGTGTGTGTAAACGCGTCTAACGCGTGGTGTTACCGCAAGCGTCGCGAGGCTGGTTACATCGACTCGATGACAACTGTGCCTAGTGCCGACGTCAAACTCGGTACCGTCATGTACGCAGCGACGCTTTACCGTGAACGCGGTTCAGTGGACTCGTTTGCGTCGTTTGACTCGATGGCTATTGGCGCGTCACCGTCAGCGACGCTGGGTCGCATTATGCAGCTTCTTGGCTGTGGCAGAGCGCAGGTTGCGTAGTGTCATCGTCGGGCATCCTGTATGAGGCTGTAAACGCCTGCAAGACCGCGCTTAACGGGTTGGGTCTTGTACCGATTACTGATCCGCGCAACGCCCGCCCGCTTTCCGTTCTTATTGAATTGCCCACTGTGTCCGCGTTTACATACAACGTGGGCAACATTGAGCTACGCCTGCGTGTGTTGGCCCCGCCCCCCGGCAACCAAGACGCAGGCGATTATCTAATGCAAATCGCAGACCAAATCATGAACAGTGCCATAGCGGTCACTGATTTACGACCCGGTCTTGCGACTGTAGGGGGGCAAGATTTGCCGACCTACGATTTAACCGTTGCCGTAGCCGTACGGCGTAACTAAAAGGAGCCAAAATGGCTACAAGTACTTTCCTGTCAAACGCGACTATCAACATTACTCAGGGTGCCACCACCTATGACTTGTCTGACCAAGCCAATCAATGCACACTGACCATTGGCTCTGACTCACTTGAGATCACAGCCTTCGGTGATACGGGCCACAAGTTTGCACCCGGTCTCCAGTCCGTTGACGTAAGCATCACTTTCTTTCTGTCTTACGGGACAAGCGAAGTCGAAGCAGCCCTTGCTGCGATGGTTGGCCAAGGCAACACCACACTAGTTATCAGCCCTTCAGGCACAACCGAGTCAGCGTCAAACCCTGAGTACACCATCGCAAACGCGATGCTCGCTAACTTCACGCCAATCAACTCAACCGTGGGTGAGATGGCGACAGTGACCGCCAACTTTGTCGGCGGCACTTGGGCGCGCGACAACACCTGATAATCAGTTAGGGAGAAACACATGAAACTGACACTTGCTGTCACTGAACGCGAAAGCGTTTACACAGTCACCACAAACCTTGGTGTAATCGTTGCGTGGGAACGCAAGTTTAAGCGCAAGGCTTCACAGCTGGGCGACGGCATCGGCGTCGAAGATCTAGCGTTTATGGCGTGGGAATGTTGTAAACAAAACAGCATCCCTGTGCCGCTTGTCTTTGACGACTATGTGAAGCGCCTTGAAAACATTGAAGTGGTGGACAACGAACCTGTAAACCCTACGACCGAGGCACATACAACTACGCTCTAGCTCTTTTGCTGGTTCGCACAGGGTATTGGCCTCCTGACATACCATTTGACCTAGACACACTGGCGACAGTGCTAAAGGCAGCCGAAGACACAAAGGAGGGCTAATGCCATACAAAGCAGACATGGAACTCGTCGGCTTGCGTGACGCCATCCGTTCGCTCAACAAGATTGAGCCGGGTCTTCGTAAACAGTTTGTGGCTGACGCTCGACGTATCGCCCAGCCCGCTGTTGACAACGTACGCCGTAATTACACGAAGGTGCCGCTGTCGGGTATGTCGCGCAAGTGGTCACAGAACGGCCGTCAGTTGTTTCCGTTTACAGTCGCCAAAGCCCAGCGCGGTGTGCAGGTTAAAGTCGACACAGATCGCCGCACAAACAACACAATTTCCATCGTCCAAAAAGACCAAGCCGCAGCCATTTTTGAAACTGCTGGTCGACGCACCGACAACAGCCTTGAGCGTTCGCTTGGTCAGCTGGCTCCCGGTCGCACACGCATTATCGGGCCTGCTGTTTACAGGGCGCGCCCACAATTTGAAGACGAGTTACGCAGATCCATTTTGAGCGTCATTAAGCGTGTAGAGAAAGAACTGAACTAATGCTGTCTATACCCATTTCAACAACATTTGCTGGCGATGGCGTACAGAAAGCCATCAAGTCTTTTAAGCAGTTAGAGACGGCCAGCGACAAGGTCAAGTTTGTTTTGAAGGCTGGCGCGGTTGCTGGCGTTGCCGCGTTTGCTGCGTTGGGTACAGCTGCGTTTCAGGCTGGGCAGGCTTTGTTGGGTTTTGCCAAGATGGCGGCCGACGACGAGAAGAGCCAAAAGCAATTAGCCGCGTCTATTCGAGCATCTACTAAAGCCACCGACGCTCAAATTGCATCAGTCGAAGACTTTATTGACGTCACCCAGCGCGCCACTGGCGTGGCCGACGACGAGCTTCGTCCTGCGTATGCCCGAATTATTCGCAGCACTAAAGACTTTGAGCAGGCCCAACGCATTCTGAAAACGGCACTCGACGTCAGTACCGCCACAGGCAAACCGTTAAAAAATGTCGTCGAGGCGTTGTCAAAAAGTTTTGACGGTTCCAATACCGCCATCGGTCGGTTGGGTGTCGGCTACGACAAAGCCGCGCTCAAGGCAATGGACTTCAACGACATTCAAAAAGACCTTGAAAAGCGTTTCAGCGGATCAGCGTTAGAGAATGCTCAAACCTTTGAAGGCACGATGGCGCGCTTCCGTATCACCATTGACGAGCTGAAAGAGTCGCTGGGGCAGGCGGTGCTTCCGTACCTTAAGAAACTGGCTGAGTACGGTATCCAAATTGCAGACGCGTTTGGTCGTGACGGTGTTGCTGGCGCAATGGACGAACTTAAGTTCATCTTGTCCACTTTGCTTTATGACGAAAACGGGCAACTTAACGCAGCAGGACAACAAATCAACGACCTAGCCAACAGCCTTAACGGTATTGCTAATTTCATTAACAACCTTGGTAAAGGGTTGTATTACGCTTCAGGCTCACCGTTGTTCAACCTGATACCGGGCCGTAAAGACGTGTCGCCAATCAGCGTCCCAACATTTGGCACGATTGACACATCAATCAACCCCGGCTCGTTGCGCGGAATACGCGGCTCAGGCTCAGGTGTAAACATCACAGTACAAACAGGCATCGGTGACCCAATCGAAATCGGTCGACAGGTGTACAACGTGCTGAACAACTTCGAGCGTCGAAACGGTGGGCGCTAATGCCATACCCCACGCCGATAGTTGAAATCGCATTTAACGACGGCCCCTATGTCGTGTCGCCCACGTGGACAGACGTCACCGCTTACTGCCGTGGTTTCAGCACCAGCCGTGGCGTACCCGACGACTGGACACTCCAAGCCGACGGCTCAGCCAGCGTCACCCTGTCAAACCGTGACCGCCGCTTTGACCCATTCAACGCGTCAGGGCCGTACTACGGCAAGCTCCTACCGCGACGCCAAATCCGTATACGCGCCACTAGCGGAGGCACCACCTACGACGTGTTTCGTGGCTTTATTGCCGGGTGGCCGCCCGAATGGACAGACGCAGGCAAGGACTCCACCGTAACCCTGTCGTGTTTTGACGCGTTGCAGCTGCTCGGATCATCGTCAATGCCTGCCGACTGGGCGATGCCCTACATTCAGTCGCTCAGCCCACGTCACTATTGGGAGATGGACGACCCTGTAAACCTGTATTTGGCGAACTTCACTTTGCGCGACCGTGGCAGCGCTGTCAGCAGTGTTATTTGCAACACGAACAAGGTCTATCAGGGTGGCCGTATCGCGCTTGGTTTGCCGTCGCTGTCAATTGGTACAGAGTTTGACGGGCTGGCGCAAAACACTACAGTCGGCTCGACATCGTTTGCGCTTAACACAGCGTCGTCGTTTACGATTAGTTTTTGGGCGCAAGGCACACGCGCCGATTTGCTGTCACCAAGTTTTTCAGGGTCAGCGTTTGGCGGTGCTTTCGGTGTCGGCATTGACTGCTTTACAACAGGCAACGGATCAGGTCTCGCCTATGCGTTTTTTGACAACGGCACGACCACACGCACTTACGAGTCCACGATTAAGTACGCAACATCTGAGCCACACCATTTTGCGTTTACATACGACTACGCCATCAACCTTGGGTATTTATACGTCGACGGCTTTAACGTCACGACTGGCCCTAAAACGAACTCAGGTAACACCCCAGCCGCTAACGAAAGTTTCAGTTTTACAGCTGGCAACTTTCAACAGGTCGCAATGTTTACAAGTGTGTTGACGCAAGCACAGATCCAGGAGATTGTGCGTCTTGGTGAGGGGCAGTACCCAGAAACCAGTTCGGCTCGTGTGTCGCGCGTTATCGGCAACACACCGTTTTCAATGTCGCTTGTCTCGACACCCGGTACACCAAAATCCAATGTGCTGAACGTGACGCCCGATGCGCCGACCGCATCCTTCGAGTTGACCAAGGTTTCGGATTCGGAGTTTGCGCCGCTGTTTGTAAACAAGGCTGGCACGTTGACCCTGTACAACCAGTCGCAAATCCGTACACAAACTAAGTCGATTGTGTCTCAGGCTGACTATGGCAAGGCCGTGGGGTTTACAGGCATCCCAATTGGGCCTGAAGTGCAGATTCAGTACGACGGCGACTCGATGCGCAACGTCGCAAACATCGAAATGTCGTACGGCGGTGTTTACATTGACGAAGACTCAAGCAGTGTCACGACCTATGGTGAAGCGGAACAGTTTGTGTCGACACAGGTAGCGGCCTACACCGACGCTATTTCTATTGGCGACGTGGTCACTGGCTGGGGTAGTCAGGTGTACCCAAAACTAAGCCCGGTGCAGGTTGTGTTGTCACCTAACGAGTCGTGGGGATCGACGCTTGGCCTTGAGCTGTTTGACCGTATCAGCGTGACGCTCCAGCCCCCTGATTACAGCCCGATTAGTTACTACTACTTGTTGTCGCGCGTTAGCCACAGCGTCACCCCTGAGCGTTGGAATACGACGCTTGAAGGGTCGGCGCGTTGGGCCGCAGTATTTATTGTCGGACAATCCACCCTTGGTGGAACAGACCTTTTAGGATAGAAACATGGGTTATCCAGTATTTGCTACAGGCGATGTGTTAAACGCCAGCGACATGAACGCCGTCGGCCTTTGGCTGATTAAGACACAGACCATTGGTTCTGGTGTGTCAAGCGTGACCGTGACGGGGGCATTTAGTTCAAGTTTCAATCGATACAAAATCACTATTGACGGTGGAGTGTCATCAGCCATTGCAGACTTACAAATAAAATTAGGGTCAACGGCGACTGGCTATTACGGTTTTTTGACTTACGGTTCTTACACGTCCAACACTGTAAATGGCTTTGCGTTGAACAACGGAACCAGCATTGGATACGCAGGATGCGGTTCTACCAACTCATTGTTTATGGATTGCGAACTGTCTAATCCTTTTGAAACTACTCGCACCACTGTCACATCCCGTTTCGCCGTAACTGCCACCACAAGTTCATCTGCACATTTCACTGGATTTTTGAATGACAGCAGCTCTTATACGGCGTTTACAATTACACCGAACACTGGCACATTGACAGGTGGCACTATTCGTGTTTACGGCTATAGGAACTAACAATGAGTGACAGACCATTAATTCAAATCGATGATTTAATCAGGGAGATGACCGACGAGGAGCTGGCCGCCTATGAAGCGGAACAAGCGAACGCATCTCCGTTACATAATCCCACTAGCGACCCTTCTTAGCGCTTTCATCGGCTCGGTTGTAAACGCCAACGGTGGGCGTCAGTTCACCTGTGTCGCCTCGACTACGGATCGTTGGTCGATGACCCAGCCACAAGCTCACGCCGACGCTGGGCTGTGGCCAACTTGGGCCGACTGTCTCGCGTGGCGTAACGGCGACCCCGGCATCGACTATGTCTGGTCATACGGGCAGACCGCACCCACAACCACCACAGAAGCCCCCACAACGACCGTAGAGCCGACAACCACGACCGAGGCGACTACGACAACCACCGAGCCTGCAACGACCACCACAGAGACTCCCACCACGACAACAACGTCGACCACCACCACAACAACAACTACGACCACGACCACTACAGTCGCGCCGACCACAACTCAAGCGGTCAGCAGTAGCACCATTCCAGCCACCACAAGCACAAACGCAATACCGGTCGAAACCACGACGTCAATTTTCACCACAACGACCGTACCCGAAACCACCACAACCACAGTCGCCCCGCCGCTACAAGACCCACGCATCCAACAAGCGTCCGCGGTCATCGGCGCACAACTTGCAGCTGGCGTCACGCCAATGCAAGCCCAAACCGTTCTTGTCATCAGCGTCGTCACCACGGCGCTCGCACCCATTGGAAAGAGAAAATGAAAGAAGAACTTAAAGCCCTGCCACTGACCCTGCTTGGGTCGTGGTATGTCATCATCACGCTCGGCGGGTCAACACGATCTGCAGCAATTTATGGCACAGCCATTGCGCTTGTCTTACACTTACTGTTAACCGTCTTTATGGAGGACTCAGAATGAAACTTACTACCGTCATCGCCCGCATCCTTGCCGTGTTCGGCACGTCAGCCCTGTCCGCTCTCGCAGGCGGTGCAATCCTTGGCGTTGACCTAGCCAAAGCCGCCGGCATGGCAGGCTTTATGGCCACAGCCACAGTCCTTGAAAAAGTCCTGCGCGCCTACTACGAAGACGGCGTCTTGACTAAAGAAGAACTTGACAGCGCGCTTGGAGGCAAAAAATAATGCCACGCAAATACCCCTTCTACCCAGCGTGGAACGGTAAAAAAGCCAGCCCAGTCACCGAATGGTTTGTCAAAGCCATGCGTAACCGCTGGGCCTTCACTAACCTTGGCATCTACGCAAACCGCACCATGCGCGGCTCCGAAAACCTTTCCGTCCACGCCACAGGCTGGGCTTGCGACATCGGCTACACAGACCGCAAAACTGCTGTGACGGCATGGGACTGGCTCATAGCACACACCAAAGAGTTACGCATTGCCGAGATCCACGACTACGCCTACAAAGACCCAAAGCAAACAAAAGCGTGGGGTCGTGGCTACCGATGCTCGCGTGGTGAAGGTGTCAAAGGCATCAAGATTTTCACAGCTGACGACAACGCAGGCACCCCCGGAGGCAAGTGGCTTCACGTCGAAATTGAAAACAGCTGGAAGAACGCTCAGGAGTTTGAAGCCGCGTGGCGCGCCATTCCTAAGCCATAGAACGCTGTCACTGCTTGGTCTCAGTGACGGCTAGCGGGTGGGGTTGTTGGTTTCTCCCCGGCTCCACCCGCGTTCTCTAATGCTTGACATCGTGTTAACAATTGTTTACGGTGACGGTGTCGCCAAGGACAGGAGAAACAAATGACAACA